GTGAGTTGGTTCCAGATGTGCATCCAGTCACCGTATTGACGGTCGATGCGTTGGCCACCAATCTCGACCTCCACTTGGGAGATGAGTTGCTCACCGGGGAAATCCAACCAGCGGGCATACACCTTCTGGACGGCCTGGGTTCCCATAGATTGGTTGATCTCGGGAAGAGTGACCTGAAGGTAGGTGCGATAGGCAAGATCACCATTGCGGCTGATAGTGCATGTCACGCGGCGACCGAAATCGGCCTGTCCGTTGAAAGTCTGTTCAATAGACTCAATGGAGAAGTTGGTATATCTGCGGTAAGTCACCTTCCAGAAAGTGATCTGAGGATTTCCAGTCAAATAGACATCTTGAGCGCCGTAGGCTACGAGTTGCATAAGTCCGCCTCCCATGGTTATACTATCAGTAAAGAAAAAAAAATCTGTAGCTTACGCTAAATTACTTTTTATTTATCATTAAATTTGTTTGAACAAACGTATCTAGGAAACTTTCACTGAAAACTTCTTTCTTACCATCATGTCGTTTTGTAAATACGTATTTGTTTTTTTGTTTTGTAACAGTCCACCCTTCATTAATTGCGTTATATAAGAAGTTCATTTTGGTAAAAGTTTTTTTGTCTAGTTGATTGTTATTTGGTATAGAGTAAGATATGTCCATTTATATAAACTGAATAACAATAATTAATAGAAATACTGTATTCTTTTGAGTTATCTAAATATTCCATTATTAACTATTTGAGTAAAATAATAAATAAAGTGATATTGATTATTAATGTAATAATCAGCAATCTTCTTTAAAGGTTTTATGCCAGCATTTAAACCGAAAACAACAAAAAAAATTATAGTAGATCAGAAAAGCACCGTAACCTTGGATGGAAAACATAGTGAGTACTTGGATGAATTTGAGAAGGATGATGAAACTGTAGAAAAGTTGATGGAAGAAAAATCTGAACTGCAAGAAAAGCTTACTAGACACAATGTCCCAAAAAGTGGAACGAAACTACAACAGCATTTAGACAGAAAAGATAGGTTTCATGAGGTTACATCTAAAGTAAAGAAGTTGAAAAAGAGAAGGGTCGATTATCTTTTGGATAATTCAAAGTACGTATTTAGTTACTTTGAAAACAAAAAGAACATATCTGAAGGTGATGATGACAGCAAGAATGTTACAAAACTGAATAGCTTTTTCAAAATAAAGAGCGAAGAAGAAGAGACAAAAAATACTGCTGAGAAAACAAATACAAATATCATTAAAGAATATTTGTCAAACGTTGACAATGCATTTCTTGATGTAAGTAAATTTGTGTACGCAACAGATGTCTGTCAAGAGTGTTCTAAGGGCGAACTTGTTCCAATAGAAGATGAAGGTGTGTTGATTTGTAATAAATGTCATAACAGTGTTAGGTATTTGGTAGAGAATGACAAACCTTCCTATAAGGAACCACCCAAAGAAGTGTGTTTTTATGCTTACAAGAAAATTAACCACTTTAAAGAGATATTATCTCAGTTTCAAGGAAAAGAGACAACCCAAATACCTGGGCCAGTAATTTATGATTTACAAATGCAGATCAAAAAGGAACGTATTGAGTTATCAGATCTTACATATTATAAATGCAAAGATCTACTCAAAAAGCTTGGATACAATAAATATTACGAACACATTAATTTTATCAAAAACAAGTTAGGTATTAAACCCGTTGTGATAAGCCAAGAATTAGAAGAGATCTTATGTAACTTTTTTATGGAAATCCAGTATCCTTATGCAAAGCACTGTCCCGATTATAGGGTAAACTTTTTGCATTATTATTATGTATTATACAAGTTGTTTGAGTTATTAGATCAAACAAACTTTTTAGTTCATATTCCTATGTTGAAAGATCGTGAAAAGCTTATCGAGCAAGATACAATTTGGAAAAAGATTTGTCATGAACTTGACTGGGAGTTTATTGCAACGATTTAATATTTTATTGCTGACATTTAGATGTTACTAAATGTCAACTTACTAAAGATAATGTTTGTTTCTATTTTAAGCTAGCTGATATAAATGATTGCGTTGCGTATTGTCAAATTATAGACCTCCTGGGAAACCTACAAGGTTAGCACCAATACCAAAACCAGCACCAGAACGGCTAGTCACACCCATGGTAGGAATGTAGGTATCCAAAATGCTGAAGGTTGCTGCAGCAGTAAGAGCGAGAAGGGCAATCTCTTCCATATTGAGTGATCTCTTGGGGATGGCATATGCAGCAATGGCAACCATCATTCCCTCTACAAGATATTTAATAACGCGTTTAATTAATTCGGCTACGTCAAACATACCTGTGATTATACTAAATAAGGAGAAAAATAATTTTTGTACAATTGCATTATTTATAGTTTTTCAATAATATATTGGAACTTATATATCCTAAAATATCAACTCTTAATAAACAACTTAAACGTAACATAGTAATCAACTGTATTATGAGTGCATCTGAAATGGGCGACAGTGGTACTTTTGAAAAGAGGTTGAATACTGATAGTTCAGTAAATACAAAGTATGTTGACGTGCTTGACGAAGATAAGCCAGTTGCAAACCAGAAGTTTGCGTGTGTTTCATTTATTTCTCCTGAAACGGTGTTGAAGAAAAAGGAGATGTTCTTTTTTTCAAAGTTTTTGCAAAATTATGAACTTTCTAAAGGTATGGAAAAATATCATCAGTTTCTTAACTTTGTTTCTTACAAATATAGCCTTTCAAATGAAGATTTACTTGAGGACTTCAAGGAGTTTGCAAAGGAGGAGATTGATACATTGAAGCAAAGTGGATTGGAAGATGATTATAAGAACTTTATGGATACAAAGGAAACTGACCTCCAAGATGAGTTCAATCGTGAGCATAATTTCCAAACCTCTGTGAGAGGGATGAAAATCAGAGGTTCATTTCCTACACAGGAAGAGGCCGAGATGAGATGCAAGATGTTGCGAGAGGTTGATCCTAATCATGATGTTTTTGTTGGTCCCGTTGGTATGTGGATGCCATGGGATCCAGATGCTTACAAGACTGGTCGCATTGAGTTTATGGAAGACGAGCTTAACCAGCTAATGCATGAGAAGAATAAGAACCAAGAAGTTGCAAAGGCACAGTTTGATAAGCGTGTGAAGGACACACGCACTGCAGCTATTCAAGAGAATGTAGAGAAGGCTACTGCTAACAACACAACCCTTACCCAAGATATCGATGAGGATGGTAACTTGATTAATGTTGGTAAGAACACTCAGATTAGTAGTCTTGAGAAGAATGATGTAGTTTCTGTTGGAGACATTCGTTCTGAGCTATTTGAGGGAGACAATATCGTTACTTCTACGGATACTGATAAAGGTCTCGGAGATGTTTTGAAGTCTATGGAGGAAGATAAGACGAAACAAGATTAATGGAAAAATGAAATAAAATGAAATAAAATGAAATAAAATGAAATAAAATGAAATAAAACGATATATAGTCATATTATATATCGTTATGAGTAAACTTATCAGATATGTAATTACCATTTTGCCTTTTTAACTGTAATTGTTTGTCCCGAACCTCTCTTTTTAACTTTTCCTGGATCATATTTCTCATCTTCATCATCAGACGGTAGATTTTTAGACATTTCCCAAAACTCTTTAGCTCCAAGACGGAAGTTATTATGTGCATCTGCTTTATACCAAAATACTTGTTCTGTGAGTTTGTTTGACTTTGAATTATTATTTATTACAAGACATTCATAATTTTCTGTGCATTGATCCATAACTTGACAAAATGATTCAAAAGTTGGAAACATTCCGGCATAATTCTCATAAATACGTTTACGATTTGCAATGTATGGTTCACGCAAAATAAACACAAAGTCGATATTTGTTCTTAATGTAGGTGGGATACCCAACGGATATTGCATTGTGATGATTAACATTACTTTCCAATGACGTCCATTCATAAATAATAATCTCATTAGTTTATCTTTTGCCCACGATGCATCATATAAACAATCGTCAAGAATAACAAATGTTCTTGGATCAATAGTAGCTCTTTTTTTTGTTTCTAGCTCTTTTTTTATTTGTTTTAGAACTGTTTTTTGACGTATAAGTAGTTTTTGTATGATATCTGAAGTGTATTCAGTATGTATAAACAATTTAGGTACAAGATTACCATAGAAACCATTTCCTTCTTCTGTTCCAGAAACAACAACCCCTACTGGAAGATCTTGATGATAATATAA